GGCAGATTTGCCTGATGCACCAACAGGTGCCGGCACTGGCGATGCATCTGATGAAGTCAAAAGGAAATCGAAGATGGGGCGCGAATCCACGGTTGCGACTGGGCCGAGTGGATTGCTGACATCAGCCCGGACCCGTCGCAGATCACTGATGGCAGGGCTGATCCAATGAATTTTCACGGCAAGAAAAATCTGGCCGGCAAGATGGGTATGTCTGCGCCGCAGCCAATGAATTTCAGTGGCGCCATGAATGTGAACCCACTGGAGCGCTTGCTGCAAAAGTCGGCCGGCAAAAGCCAAGGCCGCACACTAGCCGGGGTAAAGCCGGTCAAAAAATCTAAAATGGCCGGGGGGATGTATTGATGGCTGAACCGATCCGCCCGGAAGTGGCCGCGCTAGACCGCCGGCTGAAGACATTGCATTCGCAGCGGTCAAACTGGGAAAGCCACTGGCAAGAGCTGGCAGACTATATGCTGCCAAGGAAGGCAGACATTACAAAAAAGAGGTCGCAGGGCGAAAAGCGCACAGAGCTGATCTATGACGGCACTGCAATACACTCTGTCGAGCTGCTGGCGGCCAGCCTTCATGGCATGCTGACAGGCGCATCATCACCGTGGTTTAGCCTTCGCTATCGTGACCCGGAGCTGCAAGACAACGATGCAGCCAATGAATGGCTGGAAGATACAACAGCCCAGATGTATATGGCCTTCAATCGGTCAAACTTTCAGCAGGAAATCCACGAGCTGTACTATGATCTGGTTGTCTTTGGCACGGCGGCCATGTTCGTTGAAAGCGGCGGCGATGACGGTCTGCGGTTTTCCTGCCGGCACATTGCTGAGATTTACATCTCCGAAGACGCACAAGGCCGTGTCGATACCGTTTATCGAAAATTCGAGCTGACAGCCAGAGCCGTTGCCACACGCTTTGGCGAGGATAAGCTGCCGCAGAAGATCGCCAAAAGCTTGAAGGAAGACCCGTTCAAAGAACACAGCATCGTTCATTGCATCTTCCCGAAAGACAACATCAAGTCTGACCTGTTCGCCAAGCTCAACAAGCCCATCGGCTCTGTCTATTACTGCGCCGACAGCAAGATGGTTCTTGGCGAAGGCGGCTTTGATGAAATGCCTATTTTGATACCAAGGTTTAATAAGGATTCAGTGAGCGTTTACGGGAGAAGTCCCGGAATGACATGCCTCAGTGATACGAAAATGTTGAACAAAATGAGTGAGATAACCATCCGCTCAGCACAAAAGCAGCTCGACCCGCCGTTGATGGTTCCAGATGACGGTTTTTTGCTGCCGGTTCGCACGACGCCGGGATCGCTGAATTTTTACAGGACGGGCACACGCGATCGACTAGAGCCGTTGCAGATGGGCGCCAACAATGCGCTTGGGCTGAACATGGAAGAACAGCGCCGGCAAGCAATCCGAGAGGCGTTTTATGTAGACCAGTTGCTGTCAAACGCTGACCAAACGATGACCGCGACACAAGTCTTGCAAATGAACGAAGAGAAGATGCGGCTGCTTGGCCCGGTCATGGGCAAGCTCCAGTCTGAGCTGCTGCAACCGCTGATCAATCGTGCATTCGCTGTGCTGCTGCGGCAAGGCGCTTTCCCGGCGCCGCCAGAAGAGCTGCAAGGGCTGGACATCGATATTGAGTATGTCAGCCCGTTGGCAAAATCGCAGAAGATGGCTGAGCTGCAATCAACACTGCGCGGCATCGAAGTGCTGTCACAGTTTGGCGAAATGGCCCCGGTCATGGATTACCTCGACAGTGACAAGATGATCCAATATCTGGTCGATGTTCTTGGTCTGCCGGCCAAGGTCATCCGCTCATCTGAAGAAGTGATGATGGTGCGCCGGCAACAACAGCAAGCAGCTCAAGCAGAAGCTGAAGCAGCGCAGCAAGCGGCCAACGCCGAGCAAGCCGGCCAGATAGCGCCGTTCATTAAGGCAACCGGACAGGTGCCGCAGCTATGAGCGCTGAACAGCTAGACGCATTGCAGACAACATATCGTCAGGTTTTCAACAGCGTTGAAGGTCGGCAAATACTGCAAGATTTGCAGCGACGGTATCACATCAACGCCACCACATTTGAGCGCGGCGATCCGCATTATTCTGCCTTTCTGGAAGGACAACGCGAAGTGGTGCTGACCATCATGCGGATGGTGGAAGAAAGAAAGGCGACACCAACAACAGAGGACTAACAACAAATGAATGAAGCTATTGAGACAACTCCGGTTGAAAACAGCGAATCTCAAGAAACAGCGCCGGCAGGATTTTTGGACAGTTTGCCAGAAGATTTGCGCGGCGATCCTTCATTGCGAAATTTCACTGATGCTGCCGGGCTGGCAAAATCTTATGTCCATGCCCAGCGGATGATCGGTGCAGACAAGATTGCCCTGCCGGGCAAGGCGGCCACCGAAGATGATTGGCGGCCGATCTGGTCAAAGCTTGGAGCGCCTGACAACGCTGAAGGCTACCAGATATCTGGCGAAGGCTTCGCAGAGCAAGAGCTGCAAAGCTTCAAAGAGCAAGCCTATGCTATTGGCCTGACCGGCCAGCAAGCACAACAGATGGCAACTTACTTGGAAGGCCAAGCGAAGGGCGGTAATGCCGCTGAGCAAGCTGAACAAGAGCGGATTGCCGAAGAATACGATGCTGAGCTGCGCGCAGAATTTGGCGCAGCATACGATCAAAAGCATGACCGGGCTGCTGCCGCCGGCAGAGCTATGGGCATCGATCCACAGGTTTTTGATGACATCAGATTGGACAATGGTCTGCCGCTAGGCGACCACCCATTCATCATCAAACTGTTTGCCGGGCTGGCCGACCAGCTTGGCGAAGACACGCTAGAAGGTGCGACAACCGAGCTGGTGAAAACGCCAGAACAGGCCGCACGGGAAATAGCTGAACTAACAGCGCCTAATTCACCGTACTGGGATAAGAACCACCCAGCACATGATACGACGGTGCAAGATGTATTGCGGTTACGGGAGCATCAATTCCCAGAGCCACAACAGGGATAAGCCACCCGGCCCCCGCCGCCTACCGACTGCCGCCAGCCTCGCATCGCGGGACAACTGGAACTCACTTTTCTGACAATCTAAACAATGTGGAGGGTGACTTATGTCAACTCAAATCAACACCGCATTTGTGAACCAGTTTTCCGCAAATGTTACCATGCTTTCGCAGCAGATGGGTAGTCTCCTGCGTGGCACCGTAGACACCGAATCAGTAAACGGTGAAAAGGCATTTTTCGATCAGGTTGGTAGTGCAGCGGCTGCTGTTCGCACAACCCGTCATGCCGATACCCCAATGATGGAGACACCACATTCACGCCGGATGGTCACGCTGTCCGACTATGAATATGCCGATCTGATTGATGATCAGGATAAAATCCGGCTTTTGTCTGACCCGACATCAGTATATGCCAAAGCGGCTGCTGCTGGTATTGGCCGGGCGATGGATGATGTCATCATCAGTGCATTCAATGCGTCTGCATCAACAGGCAAGTCTGGATCAACATCAACTGCTTTTGATTCAAACAACATCGTTGCGCACAGCTCCGCAGGATTGACCGTTGCAAAACTCATTTCTGCTAAGAAAATCTTGGATCAGAACAGCGTCGATCCATCGATCACTCGTTACATCGTAGTGTCGCCAGAGCAAATCGAAGACTTGCTCAACACGACATCTGTCACCAGTTCCGATTTCAACACCGTGAAGGCGTTAGCTACCGGGACCGTGGACAGTTTTGTCGGCTTTAAATTCATTGTTTCCAATAGGTTAAAGGACGATGGAACAAGCCGCCAGTGCTACGCATGGGCCGAAGATGGGATGAAATTGGCTATCGGTAAAGAGCCGACCGCCCAGATCACCCAGCGTGCCGATAAGAGCTACGCCACTCAGGTCTACTATTGTGCTTCCTTCGGCGCCACGCGCATGGAAGAGGCCAAGGTCGTCCAAGTCCTGTGTAACGAGTAAACGCGAAGGAGACTAGAAATGGGTACAGTTTATTCTGACCAGAAGACCAAGTGGGATCAGAACAATCCTACTGAGATGATCAAGCCTATTGAACAGGGTGGGCGTGTTCGTATCGCTTATGGCAGCTACACAGCATCTGCTGAGCAGTCTGACATCCACATGTTCAATCTGCCGAATGGAGCGCGCATTCTTAGCGGTCAGCTTGTCCATGCGGCACTTGGTTCCTCAACAACCCTGTCAGTCGGCCATGCCGCCTACAACAACGCCGCCGGCACTGCCGTCGCTGCTGATGTAGATGAGTACAAAGCGGCTGCTGCCTCAACATCAATTACCACTGTCGGTGCATGCTTGACTGCTGCGCTTGGCTTGAACTCGGTGGTCGATGCTGATGCGACAGGCATTCCGATCACTGTGAGCCTTGCTGGCGCCAATGGCACCGGCTTGATCGAACTCACAATGACTTATGTGATCGACTGAACCAGTTTGGGCCGGGCGCGGATCGCTCCCTAAATCCTCACGCTATAAGTGGCGTCCGGCCCAATGCACCATCAAATTGAGGTATCGCTATGCCATCAGCCGTGGACATTTCCAATGCTGCGCTCAACACACTTGGCGCATCGAACATCACCAGCCTGACAGAAGATTCAAAGGCTGGCCGGCTGATCAACCAGCGTTACAGTGATGTGCGTGATGCTGTGTTCAGAAGCCATAATTGTC